GCATGACCGAGCAATTCAAAGCCTCAATCCTCGAAGCCATGAAGCCGCTCGAAGGCTGGTGCACGCCCGAAAAGGCTGTCGTCATGGCGGAGATAATTCTTGAGCACAAGCCGAAGCTCGTGGTGGAGACGGGTATCTTTGGCGGCAAATCAGCGGTCCCAATCGCAATGGCTCTGCGCGAGAATGGCAGCGGTGTTTTCTACGGCATTGACCCGTGGAGCGTTGAAGATGCCATCGCTGGCGAGCAAGGCCAAGAGCATGTCGAGTGGTGGAGCAAGAACGTGGACTTGGATGCGATCTACGCTGGCTTCGTAAAGTCCACGATGGATCTAAAGCTCGGACGCTATCTGCGGTGGATTTACGCAAGTAGCCAGCAAGCAGCTAAAATGTTCCCCGAGCGTTCAATCGACTTCTTTCATCAAGACGGCAACCACTCCGAAGAAATCAGCTGCCGGGAAGTGAAGCAATTCGCACCGTTGCTCAAACGCAAAAGCTTTTGGATTTTTGATGACTCGGATTGGTGCTCGACGCAGAAGGCGCTGGGATTGATCGAGGGCTATGGATTCAAAGCGATCAACGCCGATGAGAAATACAAGGTGTTCCAGAGGGCATGAGGACGATCAGTTGGACCGAACAAGTTGATGGGCGAACTATTCTGCATGTAGTAGAATTGAGCGACGACAAGGCGAAAGAATTTGGGATTGCGGTGTCCCAGCAGATGATGCTCTGCGGTGCGATGCATGATTACGAATCAGTGAATAGAATCAAGGGCGAGGTCATAATCAAATATTTGCATGAACCGCCGATCATTCCTTAAAAACTCCGCGCTCGCCCTGTTCGGGTTTAGCCTCCTGCCGCCTGCGGAGACGTATGAGCGGATTTGGAAGGTGCAGCGGAATCCGATCATCAATCCTTCCTACGTTACCGCCGAATATGAATGCTTCTTCATAATGGACGCTGGATTTTGGAAACACATCCAACCTATCTTCCGAAAAGAAAATCCCCTCACATTGCTGCAAGGGGATTAAAGTACCATACCTCGGCTTTCACAGCCCGACCTGAGCAAATCTGGGAGAACCAGACCGTTGCGCGGAGAGCCAAACCAAGTGGCAAAATCATGCCGCTTGACAAAAGTGCAAGCAAGCCTATTCTCGATTTAAGTTCGGGAATAAAAAACTGATCCTCCCGGTGTTGATCTCACCTTCCCAAAACTTACGCTCTATTGGCGCAGCCTGAGCGGACTGCAATCGCCTTTAAGTCTTCCGGCACAAGACAAAAACCTGAGATCTATCCGTAGATCTTGTCGCAGTAATTTTTGTCTAAGTATATGAGTTGCACCGCAATAACCGAGGTTGTGACACGCGAAAGCGGTCGCTTCATCGCCAACGAAATTTACACCCGGCACTTTGCCGATACCCCAATCATCCGCCTCGTTCAACGCGGCGTAGTCCCTGAAGGCATGGGCGATTCATGGTCGGTTCTGACCTATGAACGCTCGGCTCCAACCGAAGTCGAACCGACATGGCACAATGTCCTTAGCTCCGAATCCGATGGTGCTGAAGGCGGGATGTGTCTGGCTCCAGCCACGAAAGTCGGCATCGCCAGCACTACCCGATCGTTCAACATGCAGCGGATCTTTCTGGAAGGCCCGGATTTCTGCGCTGAATCCATGCGCGGCCCGTTTGAGTTGCAACAGCAACTCAATGCCATCGTGGACATCCTTGGCGAGTACTCCCGCCTCGAATGGGAGATTCGCTATCGCCACAACTACTTCAGGATGGTCAAACGCAAAGTCGTGGCCACCCTCTCTGGCCCCGTCGAAAGCAATACCGGGGCGCTCACGTATCCCGCGACCTGTCCAAGCTCGATTCTCACCCAAGGTTTGCTGGACATCTACGCGGCCAAGCTTCGCCGGGATGGTGCCCGGCAATCAGCGATGGTTACCGATAACGGCTCGGCTGTTCTCACCTTGCTGACATCATGGGAGACGGCGAACAGTTTGATCTTCAACAACGCGGACATTCGCCAGGACCTGAGGTATGGCCAACCGAATGAACTGCTCAAGCCATTCCTGACCGACCGGCGCATCTATCGCGGGTTTGTTCACCTGATCGATGATTATCCTCGTCGGTTCACCTGCGCTGGCGGCGTTTACACCGAAGTCCCGGCGTTCTACACCACGGCAGCGACCAAGGGCGTCAAAGCTGAGATCAACCCGTCCTACGAGACGGCCCCATACGAAGAAACGGTTATCTTCGATCCGACCGTTTACAAGAGCCTCATTCCCCGACCGATTGGGACGGTGGCCAACAAATTCCCCTTCAACCCGGTGAATTACACGGGCGTCTGGAAGGTGATGAATATACCCGATCGCGTTTGTAATCCTGACGGTAACATCATCTATCATCGCGGTATCTTGGCCGAAGCGCCGATGCCGGTTCACCCGGAGCGCGGCGTTGCATTCGTGCATCTGCGTTGTGACCCTGCAATCGCGGCAACTGCCTGCGTTAGCTAACCCTTAACCGAGAAAGAAAAACTATTATGGCAAACGCACACAATACATTGGCCTTACTCGGTGAGGCGCTACAAACCACGGACGCGACAGTAACAACGCTGTCGTACTTCCGAACCAGCCCCGGCAAATGCTACCTGGTTGACGCAAACGTGGTCGGCTTGAAAACCGATTTCACCGCTGCGGCAGGCTACAAGCGGGCGGCGACCTTCAAAACGGACGCGCTTGGCGCGCTCACGCAAGCCGGTGCGACAACCTCGATTGCCACTCACGAGGATAACGCTGCCTACGATTGCGAAATCGTAGCCGGGACAGTTGTTCTCGCGGCGGGCACAGTTCCCGCAATTATCATTCGCGTCACGGGCGCAGCGGTTACAACTATAAATTGGCGCGCTGACGTGAAGATCAATGAAGTAGGCATCGAAGGCCAATACTCGTAATTCAATCGGCGGGTCGGTGGATCGGCCCGCCTCAATTTATGGCAGCTTATCCTGAGTTTCAGCCGCCAGAGTCCTATATCTTGCCAGAGGGATTGAAAGACGGCGAGACGTTCGAAGACATCGCCACGTTCAAGCTCAAGAAGAGCGGCAAGATTTGCATCATCAAAGTCGGAGACGCGCCGATCCTCGATGAAGGAAAGAAAGATGATGAGGACTACGGGACCGAGGAAGGAATGGGAAATCGAATAACGGAAGCGTTCAAAAATCGTGCCTAGCATCCTCCCCTCATCGGTCAACGATTGCTGCTCCACCTGCTGCGAAGTGGATATTGTCGATCTGCCGAGCGGTGGCGGCACAGGCGAATGCTGCGTTGCCTACGACAGCATGGAAGTCCTGCGGCAGGAATCGCGTGCCGCTATTTTGGTGGATGACACTTCGGCAACTGTGTATGGACTGCTGGCAAGGGGCGACGGGCTTGGTGGCGGCTTCTATTACTTTGACGGCGCATCGATCGATGCCGATGACGGAATCTCAACGATAAAACCCAACTCGATTGCAATCGGAGATCCCGGTCGGTGGAAAAAATGGCTTGGATAAATGAATCCAGCCCCACTACCGAAACTCTTCGGGACTCCCGGCGAAGTGACGGTTGCCTACACCGGGCAGGACTCGATCACGATTAGCCTAAATCCGTTGGTCAAGGCTGGCGTTGCTGGGCCGCGCGGATTGACCGGTGCCGCAGGTCCGGCAGGTCCAGCAGGTCAAATCGGTGCCACTGGTTTGCCAGGACCAGTCGGTGCTACAGGTCCGCAGGGACCGCAGGGAATACCGGGTGTTGGCGGCACTGGAACTTTTAATGTCGATGACGGCGATGGTTTAACGCCGGGAACATTCATCGTTGATGACGGATCTCCATGATTCAACTTGCTCGAAACACTGCCGCCAACTGGACTGCCGGAGATCCGGTGCTCGGGCTTGGGCAGGTCGGGCTTGAAACCGATACCCTTAAAGCGAAATTCGGAGACGGTGTAACGGCGTGGACCGGCCTCGCGTACTTCGTTGATCTCACAGCGGCAGCGGACTCCGACGCGCGCAGCATGGCCGTTAGTGCTGCTCTTAACGCCTCCGTTGCTGACTCGAAGGCGGTCAGCGATAGCGCGGTAACGAGCACGCTACAGACCACCGCCGACAGCAAGAATGCCTCGCAGAGCCTGTTAATTTCCACCGCTGACAGCAAAGCCGTATCATCCGATCCTTCGATTGCTGACTCAAAAGCGGTTTCGGCTGGTGCGGCTGCTTCAACGGCAGACAGCAAATCAGTCAGCAACAGTGGGGTAATATCCACGCTTCAAACGACCGCCGACTCAAAGGACGTATCGCAGTCAGTTCTTATTTCGATCGCGCAATCCACGGCAGCGGCTGGCGGTGCCGACTCGATAGCCAGGAGCATGGCGACCAGCGCCGCACTCAACGCATCTATCGCCGATTCAAAAGCAGTTAGTGATTCGCTGATAACGTCGGGGTTGGAATCAGCCGTGAATAGTAAGGACAGCTCGCAGAGCGGCCTGATTTCACTTGCCGGGTCTGGTGCCACGAGTGCAGGCGGTGCAGCCAGCATAGCCGATTCAAAAGCTGTATCGGATTCGGCATTAACATCGTTGGCTGACAGTAAAGCGGTCAGTGCTGGAACGGCTGCGTCCGTGGCGGACTCCAAGGCCGTAAGCGACAGCGCGGTAATTTCAACGCTTCAAACGACATCCGATTCCAAGGACGTTTCACAATCATCGCTGATTTCTTCCGCGCAATCCACGGCTGATGCCGGAAGCCCGGATAGCACCGCGCGAAGCATGGCAGACAGCGCGGCGTTGAATGCGTCAGTGGCCGACAGCAAAGCGGTGTCTGATTCATTACTGGCATCGACAGCCGACAGCAAGGGTGTCAGTGCTGGCAGTGCGGCATCGGTGGCGGATTCAAAGGCGGTGAGCGATTCAGTGGTCATTTCAACGCTCCAGACCACGGCTGACAGCAAAGACGTATCGCAGTCAGCGTTGATCTCCACAGCGACAGCCAATGCTTCGGTAGCCGATTCAAAGGCTGTGAGTGACAGCCTTTTGACATCGACCGCCGATAGTAAGGGAGTGTCAGCGGGAAGCTCAGCATCGGTGGCTGATAGCAAAGCGGTGAGCGATAGTCTCGTCATCTCTACCTTGCAAACCACGTCAGACAGCAAGGCTGCTTCTTTGAGTTTGCTAACCTCAACCGCTGACTCCAAGGCGGTATCGGACAGCGTTGTAATATCGACCCTGCAAACCACAAGCGACAGCAAGGTTGCCTCACTCTCGCTTGTGACCTCCACAGCAGATTCCAAGGCTGTGTCTGACAGCGTGGTAATTTCCACACTCCAAACCACCAGTGATTCTAAAGCCGCCTCTCTGAGCCTTGTTACCTCCACTGCCGATTCAAAGGCTGTAAGTGATTCTGCAGTCATTTCGACCCTTCAAACGACAGCGGACAGCAAAGATGCATCACTATCCCTGCTGACATCAAGCGCCAGCAGTAAGGCGGTCAGCGCTTCCAAGGGCACTCCATTGCGGGTCACCATTATATCGGCGACAGGCATTTATACCACGGGCGCGGATTGCACAGCGATCATGATGGAATGCGTTGCTGGCGGCGGCGGAGGTGGCGGAGTGACCGGAGCGGCCAGCAGTTTTGCGGCTGGAGGTGGTGGTGGTGCTGGTGGTTATTGCCGCAAGTTCGTCACCTCTCCGGCGGCTAGTTACTCGATCGGCATAGGCGGGGCCGGTGCCGGCGGTTCGTCGCTCGGGGTCAGCGGTGGCACTGGTGGTTCAACACTCGTCTCGACGGTGATGAGCGCGGCGGGTGGTCTTGGTGGGGCTGGCATGGTTGTCGGCAATACGAATTCAATCGCTGCTGGTGGAGCAGGCGGGGCCGCTGGCGGTGGTGGCGACATAAACGCGCCAGGTGCCCCTGGAACATTCGGAATACGATTGCTTGTGGCTCAAGCCTGCGGTGGCAACGGTGGTGACACTCTTTTTGGCGGCGGCGGTCTTGGCACTACAACTGCCGGGACAGGAGCAGCGGCTGGGGCCAACACCGGCGCGGGCGGTGCAGGTGCGGAAACGGCGTCCAATGTTAATCGCCCAGGTGGTGCCGGTGGAACTGGAATTTTCGTAGCGACAGAATACCGATGAACGCCAACTATTACATTGTCTTTGATTTCGATGGCGAAGGCGATCCGCCAACACAACACATCTGGAAGCGCCCGGAAGAAACACACATTGCAAAACTGGACGAACGGCCAAAGTGCAAAGTCGGCAAATGGTCTTGGGAACATGATGATTGGGAACCTGGGCCAATGGCCAAGGAAATTATTGCAAAGTTAAACGCTTAAATGCCAAAAATCTCCCATTGGTGCCTAATCAATAACAGCGGAATGCACAACATCGCTGCTGCTCTCGTCGCCGGGGAACTCGCGCTTGGCCTTAACAGCGTCCTCGTTGATTGCGTCAATCCTGCCGCATGGCCTGCCGCCGACAATGCGGACATTCACGTTATCCATACGCATCTTCCCGATGCCTATCTTCACACCGATAGGCCTAAGATTTGGGTCGCTCACGGCACGCCGGAAGTGATGTTTCACAGCGGATACGAAGCAGGAATAGGAGCCGTCTATGGCCACGGCGATCCCTGGATGATGGCCCAGTATTGGCTTCAGCATTGCGATCTGACCGTCACCTTCTGGCCACGGCATCAGGCAATCTGGAAAAGCCTTTGCGACAGGAACACGCGCGTGGAGTGCATCCCGATGGGGATCGATAAGGAATTCTGGAAGCCGATTGCGAGTGGCGGCAAATACGCCGGGACGCCTTCAGTGTTCACCGCCGAGAACCAGTACGAGATTAAGTGGTATCTCGATCTGTTCTTGGCGTGGCCGTGGATCACGAAGGAATTGCATCAAGCAAGACTCCACGCGATTTACCTGCCGAAAGACCAGCATCGTTGGTTCTTTCCGCTGGTCAATCGGAACGGGTGCTCGTTCCACAGTTACATCGGCCCGCAGGTGTTTTCTCCAGAGAACCTACGAAACGCCTTTTGTTCGACCTCGTTTTACATCGGCCTCGTGCGCTACGGCGACTTCGACAAAATCTCACTCGAAGCAAATGCGAGTGGTGCAAAGACCATCAGCTATCGCGGCAATCCCTATTCCGACTTCTGGATTACCGAAGGCGATCAGCGTGTGATGGCGGATGAGTTACTGGCGATATTAACTGGTAAAACAGAGGCAAGAGAGAAGACTTCCGTTGCGGAATCAAAAGAGATGGCGTCTCAAATGTTCAAAATCTATGAATCTCTCTGAACAAAATATCGCGCCAACCGCCATCATAGGGCGCGGAGTTTGCATTGGTGTAGATACCTACATTTGGCACCATGCGGTCATTCAGAATAACGTTCACATTGGGAGTTCGTGTTCGATTGGTTGTGGGGCCGAGGTTGGAAGGGCAAGTCGCATCGGAAATGGATCGCGCATTGGAGCACACGTATTTCTTCCGGCCTTCAGTATGATTGGAGAGAATGTCTTTGTTGGCCCAGGTGTGGTGGCCACCGATGACAAATATCCACGTGTGAACAACCCGGATTATGATGCCCAGCCTCCGATAATCGAGGATGGAGCGGCGATCGGCGCGGGGGCTGTGCTGCTTCCCGGCGTGACGATCGGCGAGGGCGCAATGATCGCCGCTGGCGCAATAGTCACGAGCGATGTGGAACCGAACGCCTGCGTGAAATGCGAACCCGCTCGTGCATTTGAAAGGACGTTTTAGATGGCTCTCCCAACCAGAGTTTGCTTGGCAACGTCGATTCCCGGCCCAAGGGGTACGAATGGGCTTCCCGGCGCTGATGGTGCGGACGGTGCCTCGGCCAGCACGATCCTGACTGGCGACTTCACCGTTCCCGAACAAGGCAGCAGCGCAGATGCGAGCGTGGAGGATTCGTCTGTATTTTCTATCGGTTCCGTGATTTACCTCGCGCTGGCAGGCTACTTCCAAGTTGTCGGCATTCCCGACGCGACGACACTCACGCTGCTGAATCTGCGCGACGATGCAGCGACTGGCATTGGGCTAACTGAGGCTCAGGTGTTTTTCGGGACTGGCGACCCAAACGGCGTTGTCACCGCAACCCGTCCTGCCGTGTTCTACGATGATGTCGGAGCAGTGTGGCTCAAGACTGGTGCAGGAACCAATGACACCGGATGGGAATTGAGAATCGCGTGAACACCTTATTTAGAATCTTAATACTCGCACTGCTGGCGCTCAATTGCCGCGCTGCGATAGTTCCAATTCAAGAAACCGTTTTCACGACGAACACGTTTGACACCGACATCGTTGGTGGGGCAATTCCCTACTTCGATTTTCCGAGCGGTAAATTTGTCGCCTCTCCCACCGCGTACGCGAATGCTCTCTTTTACGATCCGGCCTTGGGATTTCTGAGCATTGTCCACACGAATGACACTGGCGATTTGCTATTAAACCTTGCCGTGGCTGGTGCAGCCGGTCAATCGATTCAAGCGTATGCAGACAAATTCGTGGTGGCGAATACCAATCTCACCTTCGATGCAGTCGGACCGTATTCAATCCGGTTGCGGATAAATGGCAGCAACGTATTGGAAGCGGTGGCAGGCAGCATATCCCTGAGCGGGCAAACCAATCTGGTTGCCGATAATGGATCGGCGTTGACTTTCAACGGCGCTCCCATCGGCGGCGCGCTTACCGACACCGTGTTAAACAACGTAGCGTCTGCTGGCCTTCTTGCAGTGGATGCAACCAAGACTAACGGCATCGCTGCGACCCTAGCGCACATGACCAATGCGCTAGGACTCACCGGGAGCACCACAACATTTGTGCGAAGCGACGGGAATCAGACAGGACCGGATTTTCAATTAGTCTATTACGGTAGTCAGTACGGATTCACGGCGAGCAACATAACTCCTACCAATATTCGTTCAGGCAATCTCCCTCTTGGAACCAACGACATCTTCACGGTGCCAGCCGCAAAACGCTTAATGCTAACTGCATTTAATATATCTTCTACAAATGCCAGCACGATCACTCATTACGCCTTACTCAAAACCAACGGGAATTATTTTCGATTCAGCATAGACGGAACTGCTACAACAGGTGCTTGCAATGCCATTGGAAACACCGGGGATAATTTCCTCTTTGAAGCCGGGGAAAGCATTGCTATCAGTACCACCTTGAACGGGGCCAACGTCTCTTTGGCGGGGTTATTATTCCCGACCAACGCACCGATGTATTCTCCGCGAAAGTTGAGCCTTAGCGTTGGAAACAATACTGTGTACACCTGTCCCGCAGGCAAATGCGCTTTGAGTCCACCAATAATTACTGAGCCAAGTAATGCTGGCGATACCAGCGTTTCTGCTGTCTTAATGAATGAGTCTGGAACCACGAGGTCCGTGAGTTTCTATGTGGTTCCATCTGGCGGCTCCCCTGGCGGAACAAATATTAAGTTTACAAAGAATGCCGCCAACAAGTCTTTTACGAGCCTTCCGGGGGAGATTCTTTTCCCCGGAGATTTCTTGGTTGTCGCAACCGATGCCAGCACAGCAACTCAATGGGTGAGATTAACCGTTATCGAAATCCCCTTTCCATAAATGGGCGCCTATCCAACCAACGTAGATGCTGGCACGGTGATTCCGAGCGGGGCCAAGCTCACGCCTACTGGACCTGAGGGGCCGATCGGTGTCGGGCCTCCCGGCCCTACGGGGCCGATAGGTGCTGATGGTGCGCCAGGGCCGGCAGGACCGCAGGGAGTTCCTGGCGTTGCCGGTCCCGCAGGTGCGGTCGGTCCGGCAGGCCCCACAGGTCCGGCTGGCGTCCCTACGGCTATTTATCTGCCGCGGCGGGGAATGCTCGGCTCACTTATCGGGGCCGTGTTCAACACGAATGCAGATCAGCCAATAGCCCTTTCGTCCAGCCGTTGCCGGATTACGGACATTATCGTGGAAAGCCCGAGCATGGATTTCAGCACGATTGCTCCCTCTGGCGGAATCTACACGGGGCCGCTCAAGACGGGGAATGTCATCGTAGGGGCAGCACAGACATACAACACGCTGGTAACGGTTGTGGACTGGAAAGCGCTCACGCTGGACGCTTACCCGCTGGCTGCTGTTGTGGTTGTGCCGATCATCTACTTTTCGTTGAGCGTTTCGATTGCAGCGCCTCCGATTCCGACTGCGAACATTTGGGTCTTTGGAGATAAGTATGACTAAAGATCCACGCAGACTTACAGACGGTTTTACAACGCTTGAAGCGGGTGTTGACTCCGGCCTTGCGCCTTCGCTTATCAAGCCAACGCAAGTCGCCGCAGCGGTCAACGCTCAGATGCGTGGTGGGTATATAAAACCTCGTCCCGGCGTAAACAAGCGAACGCTTCGATTCCCCGGCGTGGACTCCGCGCTCTTCGAGGATGGGAAGTTTCAGGGAGCGCATCGCTATCGCACCGCATCCGGCAACGATGTGCTGATGGCTGCAATCGGCGGACGCATGTTCAAGATCGACATCGCCAATCAGTTCAAGGTGCAGGACATCACGGTTGCCGGTTCTCCGAATTCATCGCTTCTGGAATTCACCTGGATGGAGCAAGCCGAGCAATTCTTCATCATGCAGGACGGCGTGAGTGCTCCCTACATCTTCGACGGGGCTACTGCGCGGAGAGCCACGCCCAACGAGATTCCAGTTGGAACAATAATCCAATACGTGATGGGCAGACTTTGGATCGCCTCCCCAGATCGGCACCAATTCGTTGCTGGCGATCTGGTTTATGGTCCGAGCGGCACGGCAACCTACAATTACCGCGATGCGGTCCTTAAGATGACGGAGAACGACCTGCTTGCTACGGGTGGGGCGTTCTCGATACCGGACTCGGCGGGGCAGATAACGGCTATTGTGCCGATTGCGGTGCTGGATACCTCGACAGGGCAGGGGCCGCTCATGGTGTTCACCGAGACGCACGCGTTCTCGATAAACGCCCCGATTGATCGCGCAATTTGGAAGCTTGTGACCTTTCCCATTGAAACTATTTCGATGATTGGCGCCGGGCCAGTGAATCAGAATGCGGTGTCTCAGGTGAATTCCGACCTGTGGTTTCGTTCGCTCAATGACATTCGAAGCTTCATCGTCGCTCGCAGAAACTTCCAACTTGGCGGGCAGAACACTTGGTCGAACAGTGGCATGTCGGACGAGATCCGGCCCATCCTCGAGTACGACCAGCAAGCCACGCTAAACCACGGAAGCTCGGTAAACTTTGATAACAGGTTACTCACAACCTTAAGCCCCGTCTGGACAACGCACGGCACCTATTTCCGTGGACTTACTGCCCTTGATTTCTCGACTGTGGCTGGCATCGGGCGGCAATCACCTCCGGCCTGGAATGGCGTGTGGACGGGCTTGAAGATACTCCAAATCCTGACAGCGACCGTGAACAAGACCGAGCGCTGCTTCATGTTCACGCTGTCGAATGCCAACAAGATTGAGCTTTGGGAATTGAGCCGTGCGGACAAGCAGGACAATCAATCCAAGCGAATTGTGTGGTCACACGAGGACCGTTCTCTGCGGTTCAGCGATCAGGGGCTGGGACTCAAGCGGCTTATGACCGGCCAGCAATCGGTTGATGAACTTTATGGACAGGTCACGTTTAATCTCCAATTTCGACCGGACTCCTATCCGCTGTGGCTGGACTGGACAGCTTGGAGCGAATGCTCAACCTTTCAGGACTGTGCAACACCTCCGTGCGGACAGCCTCAAACGGGACCGCTTCAGCATCGGCTCCAGTACAGACCAGACATGCGCTTTCCCAAGCCTCCCGATTCATGCGAAGCAGATGTGGATAAGCCGTTTGACTTGGGATTCGAGTTTCAGGTGAGACAGACGATCGAGGGGTACTGTAGAATAAAACGCCTTCTGCTTCACGTACATTGGGTTGATGAGTCTCCGCTTGGAGAGTGCAGAGGCGAGGGGCCGTGCCAGTCAGTTACTGGCTGCGATGTTAATCCGTTTACGTATTCCAGCGAATAATGCCAATGCCAACAACCATTCCGCTGACACCGGGAAGCTTACCCCCAGGTTACTGTTTCAGTTCTTGGGGGCAACTCGTGATAGATATTTTCACGGGAGCATTCGGAACCATTCCCGGCAGTCTAGGCATCGGATTCAATTACGGCCCCGACATCCCCGGCGTGGACGACCAGGGGAAGCCGTGGATACGCACCGACGTTTCTGGCGGTGATCTTGGAACGTGGACCTTTGGCTATGGCAGGTGGACGAAGAAACATCCCGTTCCTGCATCGTCCGATATGCGGCAGATTTGGGTTGGCACCTTGGCCAACCTTTACGCCTTCGACGGCGGCGATGGTATCGATCCGACTGTGACGCCTCCAACGCAAGTCACTGGAAGTTTCTGGGAACAAGACACGGCATTTGCCGCGCGAACGATTGTCGGCGTGGGAACGCTTCCAGTTTCAACGATAGTTCTGGCCGTGGGCGATACGGGTGGACTGGATCAGGTGAAGCTGACGCTCGAGGAAATGTTCCCGCATACGCATACGCCACAGGCTGAGGAACAGGCCGGGAAACCTGCCAATAAAATCTGGGGGAGCGATCCGGCAGGTGGTGCCGGGACCGGGAACGTATATCCGAACAATGATGGATTGGCCGGGGTTGCCACACAGGAAGTTCCGATCAACACGACGCTGGCTAACGCAGGCGGGGATACTTCGGCCACGCCTCCGGTGGATTCAAAGCCACACGAGAACATGCCGCCTTACGTTGCGGTATATGTCGTAAAGCGGACGGCGCGGGCTTACTATACAGTTTGATGAGACTCACATTAGGCGCGGCAAGGCCGACCATTGCCAAGGTTCTTGGGGTTTGCGCGACTAGCGATAAAGTTCCCGCCTATCTCAACGAAGCTGTCCAGCGCCTGCTTCCGCGCGGCAAGTGGAAGGGGACATTTCAGCGCTACCGAACGTGCATCAATTCTGCCTGCATCACGCTTCCGAGACATTTCGAGACGGTCGAGGGATTTGCGCTTTGTTCTTGCCCAGGCATGATCCGCAACGAATTCTTCGAGTTCCAAGGGACTTCCTACGGCATCTTGGGCGAAGGCGACTGCCCTGGCAACACGCTCATTACTCGCGGCCTTGCCGTGGCATTCGATGAGATGAGCAGCCGAACGCAGAAGATAAAAGTTTACAGTGATTTGGACGAAGACCCTGACGCTTACATCCTGCTTCAAGGCTTTGACGAAAACTCGAATTGGATTCTGACGCAGCTTCCAGACGGAACGTGGATTGACGGTGAGCGCGTGCCCTTGAGCACGACATTTCAAATCACCGTCAATTACTTCAGCAGCTTGACCGGCGTGCAGAAGCCCGTCACCAACGGCAACATTCGTCTTTACTCGTACGACGTGCCGAGCATGGCCAACGTGAATGCATTGGCCGTTTACGAACCAGACGAAACGCTGCCTCAGTATCGACGCTATCTGATTCCCGGCTTGCCTGATTCTCCTACGAACAACGAGTGTGACAACGATTGCGACCTGCACACCGTCGATTTGCTGGTCAAGATGGCTTTCATTCCCGTGGCGCGTGATACTGACTATCTGATCATCGGCAACCTCCAAGCGCTCAAGCTCTGCGTGCAAGGCATTCTTGAGGAAGAGAACGGGCAGTACGACAACGCGATGCGGCTTATCGAGGGCGCGGTGACGAACGAATACGGGACACCATCGCGCAGGGGTGGAGCGATAAATCTACTTGAAGAGGAATTAGCCAACTTCAACGGCGACGGCCCAGTAGCCACGCCGCGCATGCAAGACCCGGCGTTGTGGGGCGCGGGATACATCGAGAATTTCACCTGATATGTCAGCCAATGTTTTAGGCAATGCACTGGGATTAACTCCCGCTTACGGGACGAGCGACTTTCTTGGATACATCCCCGATCTGCCAGAAATCAGCGCGCAGACGGAACAGAAGAAGGCGATCTCGGGGAACATTGCCGCACTGCCAGAAGCTACGCAGCTTGCCGCAGGGATCAACAAGTTCAACTTCCAGCAGTTGCAGGACATGCTCAAGGCGGCGATCCCCGGCTATGACGAGATCATGCAGACGGGCAGTAAGCAGATCACGTCTCTGCTCAAAGGTGAGTTGCCTGAGGATGTCCAGCGGCAGATTCAGCGTTCGCGTGGGGCGAGGTCGTTTGCCGGTGGCTACGGTGGATCAGGTGTGGCTGGAGCTGCCGAAGCTGAGAGCCTTGGACTGGCCTCTCTGGATTTGATTCGTGAAGGCTTGTCATCGTCCGAGCGCTGGTTACAGTCGGCAAGTTCTCGCCTTCCACGCCTAGCCGATGCAACCTCAATGTTCATTAGTCCGCAGCAGCAGATCGGTTTTGCGGTCGAGGAACGCAACAATCGGTTCAACTACAACCTCTACAAAGCCAAGGTCGCTGCGAGCGGAAGCAGGCTTGAGCACGGCTTGGCCGGATTGACCGATTGGGTTGAGGGAACACTGGCGAGCGCGGCGACGATGGGGCTTGGCGGTGCGCTAGGTGGCGGCGGTGGGATGACAAGTATGATGGGCGGCGGATTGACCGCGCAGGATATGACGCCTGCCACGAGGGACGTTGTAAGTGGCGGCAGCAATTTCGATACGGGGTTTTATCCCGGCGAACTAAATAACTGGCGGTAATGGCTGAACTCAACCTCAACTACGAACCCGCATGGTTGCAGCAACGGCCCGACAGCAATCAGCCGATGAGCCTTGCCGAGGCGTTTCAACTGAAACAGCGGCAACAACAGCTCGACATTGAGAAGTCATTGCTACCGCTGAGGCAGCAGGAGATGCAGGCGCGGTTGGCGAATGAAGCGCTGGATCATCAGATCAAGCAGGAAAAGATTTCCACCGCGCTCAACATTCAGGCAGCGAGTGCAGATATTTGGGGGCAGATAGGGCAAACCCAGTGGGACAATCCGGCGTCCGTAAGCCAGTTATACGGCAAGATTGCTGAGAAGGGCGGGAACGTCGATCCGCAAGCTTTGCAACTCATCGAGGGAAGTGTTCGCGGTGCTCAGATTTACAGCGCGAAACAGGCGGCGACGGACGCAAGACTTGAATCTGTCCGAGAAACGCTGGCAACACGACAATCAATTTCCGACGCTCAAATTCAAGCCGCCAAGGAAAGATTGGATGCCGCCATCATCGCAAGGAATGAGCTTGCGATTACAAACAACGAAGCGAAGGCCGAGCGCGAAATTCTTCGACAGAATAGACTGCTGCTGAATCGCGGCAAGGAAGTCACATGGGACGAGTTTTTCAATCGGTCACTCGGCACTTACGTTCGCAGCACTGGCAAGACGCCAGAAGAAGCAGCCCCGGCGTTGCGTAAAATCTATGACGATTTCATCGCGCTTCCGAAGGGTGAATCGCGTCCCGTAAATCCCAAAGACCCAATCGGAATCTTGTTTCCCCAATGAGCGAAGTGATGAACAAACTGTTGGAGAAGTACCCGGTTTACAAAGAGGTAAACCGCGACACTCTAATTGATGCCATCGGGAGGAAATATCCCGCCTATTTGGAGCAACCTGATTTCAAAGAGGAATTCGATGCGTTGCAGGCGCTCAACAAGTCCGTGCAGGAAACACCAGCGCCAGCAGTCGCGCCAACGCCGGAACCGAGCGTTCCAGCATCTCAAGCCTTTGATCGATTGTTTGCCAAACCAACTCCAGCCGCCGCTTCCGCAATACCAGAGACAACCGCTTCGCCGCTCACGGAGGGCGCAGCAGCGCAAGCTGACATCCTGAGAACTGGCGTGTCTCACGGCACAGTCGTTCTCGGAGACACTTCCAGTAAGCCCATCCTGTCGCTACCGAAGCCTGAGATATTTGCCAGCGACCCAGACCGCCTCAAGGTCGCCAAAGGAATGGCTACGGCGATCAGCGCAGGGCTTGAATCCGTGTTCACCGAGCAAGGGCTGGAGCAAATCGCCGTGGCTGGCCCAATGGCTCCGCTAGTGTTTGGGACATTGGGAACCATCGGAACCATTAAGGGCTTAAGCGATATTTTTAAGTCCAAAACACCGGAGGAACGCGGCAAGGCGATAGGCGAGACAATTCTGAATGCTGGAATGGCTGAGTTATCGCGCAGATCCGCTACCATAAAAGCACCAGAGATTTTAATTCCTAGAACTTCAGAAGCACTAGGTAACGTAATACAGGAAGGAGCACCAAATGCCAGCAGTATCAGCACGACAGTAGCTCCAAATTATTCTGGGAATCGGCCCGGAATTGCCCCCTTTTTTGATCGTCAGAGCGAGACTCAAGGGCTTGAACGTGTTGGAGAACCTACGCACCAAGATATTCTAAACCAGCGAGCAGACACGCTACGCCAAGATCGTATTTATCTTCGAGATTTGCGGGAGTCACCCAATGATTTTCTGGATGAATTTAACAGTGACCCTATTGTGGATGAAGTAGCAGAAGCCGCCGCAGACCTCGTTAAGCAAGTGAAGATTGCATCAGAAAAGAAACTTAAAATTTATAATCCCAAGGAAACCGAAGAAGGAATAATTGCACTTACAAGAATGATGAAAGGTGAGGCAACTGAAGTTGACGTAAAGGCAGCTCGACGATTTCTTGATCCCACACAGAATGCCATCTCCGATGAAATAGAAATGGAGATGACAACCTTGCCATTGGACGAAGCAAGACAATTGACACCCGAAAAAGTGATGGATTTCGCTGCCGACTATGCTGCCTCAGCTTACGGACTGGAGAAATCAGAAGCGCGCGCAATGCTTGACTACTCTCAGGCGCAGAAAATTTCAAAGCTCGTGCGAGATGAAGCCGAACCTCAATACCAAGCAGCGGTAATAAAGCTCGGAAATGAGATGCGACGGCTGGCCAAATCAGTTTCGGAACGCGAAGCACCAAGGGTAAATCCATTTTTCGATAGAAGAAGTGAGGCTCAAGGTCTTGGAGAACTTTCAACAGCACCCGGCTTAGCCGAAGTTCGAGCCCAACGCGCACACGGAGCTAGGACGGAAGTTCCAAAAGTAGAAGCGCCAGCGATCGCCGAGCCTGCAAAGCCGGAACTTCCAACCGGCCCCGGCGCGGCCCGTCCCGCCGATGTCGGCCTTGGAGAATCCAACATCGACCCGCTCCAGCGTGTCAGCGATGCCATAAAAACACTGCCGGCTGAGCCGAAGGTTCCATTGCACGAGCAGCTTGAAGATTGGGTATCGAAAATGGCTGAAGGGACCAAGGACAATTTTGAGCGCGCTATCGGGACGGCCAGAGCAGGAGCCGCATGGGTCAAAAATCACATCGTCTCCGCGCCGAAGGTCGAGGATTTGGATCGACCTGTCGGAAAGTGGAATCTAGCGGATCAGGAACTTAGCCACAACTCACGACTGTTCGCCAAGGTGGTAAGAGAAAAGTTTCCACGCGCCGACACACTCGAAGCTCTTACGAATTACATCGAGGCGGAAGGCGATGTGTCAGTTCTTGCTGAACGTGCAGCAGCGTCTAAGGCCCGATACAAAAAGGGCTACGAGGACGCCATGAAGCTCACCGAGGACCAAAAGCGCCTTGCTGATGAAGTGAAATATTACTTCGAGCAGCGATTGCAGCAGGCGATCAAGGCTGGCGCTTTGGAGGGAGGCGTCGAGAACTACATCCATCGCTTTTACGAAGCCGATAGTCCGCAGGCCAATTCTATTCTTGCCGAGATAAACTCAGGCAAATTCCGAACGAATTTCGAGGGATTCAAAAAGCGCTTTTACGCGACTGACTTTGAAGCAGAGCAGGCGGGATTGAAGCCCGTGAAGAATCTCGCCGCGCGAATCCTGCATTACGATCAGGGATTCAATCGCGCAATGGCGGCACGGGCATTCGTGAAGCAGGCGTACGAGTTGAAGGCATCTGACGAGCGTCCCGTAATAGATACGCAAGGCAGAGGGGATCGCGTTCTCGATAAAGATAGTGGCGATGTTTCGGCTTACATGGTAAAGCCGCACTCTATAAAGGGAGGCGATTCACCTTTGGATTATCGCGGCGATTACGTTGCGTTCGATCATCCGGCGTTCCGAAAATGGGTATGGGCTACAGCGGACGAAGCCGGGAAGCCAATTATGGTGGAAGGCACGCTGGCGGTTCACCCAGAATATGCCAGGAAGTTCCGTGCGCTTTTCGACCGTTCATGGTTCAGCCGACGCAAAATAGGTCGCGCGATCCTTGTCCCCAGTTCGGTTGTTAAGCAGACGATGCTTTCCATATCCGCGTTTCATCCAGTGCAAATCACGACTCACGCGCTGGAACACAAGGTTAGCCCATTCAAGCTGACCGAGATTAACTTCAAAGACCCAGCACAGGCTGAATTGATCGAAGGCGGATTGATGGTAGCAGATCATCACGCCAGCCAGCTTTTCAGCGAAGGTGTCGGAGGTGTTGGTTTGACTGAGAAAATACCCATCGTCGGCAAATGGCTAACCGCAGCTAACGATTGGCTTTTCAAGGACTACATCCCGCAAGTCAAAATGACGATGGCCCTGCACGCCTTGGAACGCAATCTCGCTCGATACGATAAGGACATCAAGGCTGGCAAGGTGACTCGTGAACAAATGGTTAGACTCACGGCCCGCGAGAGCAACGCGGCGTTCGGTGAACAGAATTATCGGGCGATGTACCGGCACCCAACCTTTCAGGATATGCTGCGGGCGACGTTCCTAGCACCTGACTTTGGCGAAGCACGCATCCGATTTCCGGCACAGGCTGCAACTCGTTACGGCGGCGAACAGAGAATGGCGCTCGCGCTGGGCGCGGTTGGATTGTGGACGATTGCTAGGATCGCAAATAAGGCGGTCAATGACGACTACGAATGGAAGCATCCATTCTCGCTAATGTATAAAGGCCACGAATATTCCCTGCGCAATGTGGCGGCTGATATTTGGCACCTTATTAACGAGCCGGGGAAATACACGCGCAACCGGCTCAATCCAATTTACACTCGCGCGATAGTCGAGTTTGTCACTGGCAAGGACACGTTTGGGCGACCGAGAAACGCCTTGGAGCAACTTCAGGATGAGGCCCAAACCATTATTCCAATTAGCTTCCGAAGTGACAAAGAGCGCTATTGGTGGGAGAGCTTCCTTGGAGCCATCGGCATCACGAATCGCAGGTTCACCGCTGAGACTCAGGTGCGCGAATTCGTCAAGACCTTCAACGATGCTCAGGGCAAAAAGCCGCAGATTCAATTTATCGGCGAGAGCGACTATCACCAGTTGCATCGGGCGCTCGAAAGCGCGGACCTCGTGCGCGCGGATAAGGAGTTGACCAAGCTCGAAAAACTCAAGAAGGCACCAGACATACTTGAATACTTCCGCAACTATCCGAAACGCCCATTCACGGGAAGCAAGGCCAACGATCAGAAGTTGCTGGAATCGCTATCTCAACACGAACGCAAAGTGTTCACCGACGCTATCGAAGAAAGAAAGCTAATAGCGGCAAGATTCTTTGAAGTGTGGCGAAAGCATTCGAAGGAAAAGAAACCATGAAAACGGTCATCAGCCTCCTAATCCTGTTCGCCTGCCTACCGCTATTTGCTCAACGATTTGTCGAAGAGATTCCCACTGTCGCAGCGCTCAAGACGCGACTCGTCGGCGGGTTGAACAAGTCGATCTTCGTCCGTGGCTATAACACTGAAGATGACGGCGGGGGCGGATTGTTCACGATCACCAACTCTGTCGTTGGCGCTGACAACATCTTTCGCATCGCTTCAACTGCTGATGCTGCGTGGTCCTACGACCGCAAGTTCAGCGGCCCTTTCGATCTGCGATGGGGTGGGGCAACTGGCAGCGGGACCGCACCCGACAACGCACTCATCACCGCAACCATCGCAGCAGGGATTGCCAAGGGGTACGCGATCTACGTCTCCAACCTGCGCGGTGTGTCGAACTCGTTACAATATATCCAGGCGCTAACCCCTCCGACGCTCAAGGCGAATCAGAAATATCTCCAAGTCGGCACGCTGAACGGATTGAACATTTATACGGATACGAGCAGCAACTTCATTTACTCGATCAACGGATTTGCCTATCGCATGCCGACGGTTCAGGGCGTACCGGGAAGCGTGTTCGTTAATGATGGCTCCAACAACATCACATGGCAACCCGTGGGCAACGTTTTCAATTTCGGGGACCAGTTCACGATCAACGGCACGAACATCACGCTCTCGACCAATCTCAATCTGACGAACATTGTATTCAACGGCGGATCGACAACCCGCACAATCGAACTTGGGGCCGTATGCGGCCCGTTGGACGTTGATGCGGGATCTGGAGACGAATTCAACTTGCTTCTGACCTGCGATTCAACGCTCAACATGCTGACGTGGCCGGATGCTCACAACGTCAATCTGACCGTTACCAACACCGGCAACTTCTCACTTATCATTAATAGCGCCTACGATCGCTATCGCTACGCCACTGGGGATTCTCAGCAAGTTACGAATGATTGGGGCGTCGGGGTTGTCAATCGACTTGCCATTTGGAAAACGGGAGGACGGCTTCTTGCCAGCGAAAAAGAGGGATTAAGTGTGTCAACGTTAACGAAAGAGGTTTACTCTGGCAACTATGGCGGGGTCTTGCCCGTCGATGTGCCGGTGGTGAGTGCGGCCTTGGCGTACGATCTAGATCCGCCAAGCGTCATGTATTTTTGGAATGGAGTGAACTGGTTTTAGAACGACGAATAACAATGGCATTCTTATGGCATTAGAATCCGAACCGAAACCAAGGCCGACTATCGAAGAACTGGAAAGGATATTGGCCAGCGGCGAACCGCTCGACATTCAGATCCAGCCTGACGGCTCAGTCGTAGCTGTTCCAAAAGGCACAGCCGTAAATGCAAAGCCCGAAGTGCTGACGGCCAAATATGCGGCGGCAGAGTATTATTAATTTACTATCAATTGCTATCAAATTGATATGACCGACGAACAAAGAATGCAGATCCTCGATAAGCACGTCAGCGCATTATCTGAGATTTACGATGCCGTGCAGGTCGTTGGCACGTTCTTGTCGTCAGATGGCAAGAGCCGAAGCCAGAAGCGGGGATCTGGGAACTGGTACGCCCGTCGTGGTCTTTGCCAGGAATTTATCGAGCAATCGCAAGCAGAGGATATTGCCATCCAGATCGCAGATAAACTTGAGCCTCCAGAAGATTGGAAAGGATAACGTCATGCATGATCCAATGACAGTAGCTCACGAGATCAAATATCCTTGGTATCGTTATCGGCCTTGGCCGAAACGATTTCGCAGTGATCCCAATTCTTGGGCTAAGAAACAGGCGTGGAAAAAGATGACTGATGCCCAGCGTTCAAAGTGCGATTCGTTCTGGATGGAAGGCTACAGGGACACTTTTATCACAATCTGGCACGTCGATCCTGAACGCGATGGTTCAGATGACTCCTGCGGATATTCCTACATAAAACTCACCAAAAAGCAGCGTGAAGTGTTACACAATGCCGCATGGTGCGAGGGTCAATACCCGCACTTTCTTTGCTGTGCCAAAAAAGAATGGGACGGGAACCATGTCGAAGTCGAATCGCTTTATCGAGGTCTTGTGTTGCTGGTTGGCCGCGTTCTGCGCCTTAAGGTCACTTACGAAGAAGCGGCTCGATATGCCACGGAAGCAACACACGTTCGAGAGTCGGGAAGTAAATACGGTGGCGCATTTTGCTTCCTGCCCGGTTACCACACCAATTCCCAAAAGGACTCTGCCGATGACCGTCAGCATCATTTCGAAGGCATTCTTTGCAATGTCGCACGGAGCATTCTGACCGAGCGCCGTCCTTGGTGGAAACATCCCAAGTGGCATTTTTGGCATTGGCAGTTTCAGTGTCATCCTCTACAGCAATTCAAGCGGTGGGCCTTTAGTCGATGCTGCAAATGCGGAAAACGATTTGGATGGGGGTATTCCCCGGTCACTAACAACTGGAACTCGCAAGGCCCGCGATGGTTTAGGTCAGAACCCGATACGTTTCATTCAGAATGCAACGACACGATGAAACCTAAACAATGCGAAGTGTCGCAATCGAACTGATGAAAAACCTCCTTTGCCTCTTACCGCTTTTGGCGCTCTCGACCTTCGCTGCTGCTCCACCTCCAGCCAACGATGATTTCGCCAACCGCACTGCACTTGTTTCCAGCGGCTCTATCAGTATCGCAGACAGGAATGCTTCCGCCACGACTCAGGCTCTTGAGCCAACCATTGCAGGCGATGTCGTAAGCCGCTCAGTCTGGTATTCGTGGACTGCTCCTTTTACCGGCCCGGTGACAGTCAGCACGGCAGGCAGCAGCTTTGACACGCTGCTCGGGGTGTTCACCGGGACGGCCCTTGGCGCTCTGACTTCGATTGCTGAGAATGATGACTCAGGCAACGGTGCTTTCACGAGCGTCGTCAATTTCAATGCAATCTCCGGCATCCCCTATGTGATTCTGGTTGGCGGGTATAACGGGGCAGGCGGAAAGATACGTTTGGCTATAGGCGTTGGAAGCGGGCCTTGCTCGTACAGCGTCAATCCAACGAGCAAATCATTTAGCAATTTGGCTGGTTCCGGCACCGTAACCGTTACCACAACGACTGGTTGCTCATGGTCTGCCGCGTCGAATGATTCATTCATTACGATTACCTCTGGAAGCACTGGCACCGGGACCGGGACAGTAACCTATTCCGTCACGGCGAACACTGCGTTAACCGCTCGCGTCGGGACGATGACGATTGCTGGTGCAACGGTCACTATCGATCAAGCAGCAGCCCCCGCCTGCACTTATGCCCTGTTTCCCACCAGCACCAACGCGCCAGCTAATAGCGTCACCAATACTGTAGCGATGACTACAGGAACCACCTGCACATGGAACGCCACTCCAAACGGCTCTTGGATAACCATTTCATCGGGTAGCAGCGGGACTGGCAGCGGCACGATTACGTATGTCCTGGCCGCAAATACGAACAGCAATCAAAGGGTTGGGACAATTACGGCGGCGGGTCAAACCTTCACCGTCACGCAAGCAGGCGTGGTTGCGTGCAGCTATTCAATAGCTCCTTCATCCGGGTCGTTCACCTCGGCTGGCGGAAGCAGCAACATAGTTGTCAGCACGATCAGTGGCTGCGCTTGGACAGCATCAAGCCCCGTAACTTGGGTTACGTTTTCCAGCACGAATGGGACGGGAAACGGAACGGTCAC